TGGACGTAGTTCTTCAAACAGATTATACCACCAGTGAGACGTATCAGGAGAGTTTGTGTCCATGATTAGCCCGAACCATGTGGGTTTTGCGTGTATATGACGTGATGGGTATCTGCCTACACGACCTTGTGCCATATCTACTACAGCTCTTGGTAGTTCTCGTGCTTCGTTAATCCATACAGCAGTTACTTCAAGAGATAACAATTTTTTGATATCTTCTGGACGGTCTAAAGCTCGAAATAAGAATTCACATAATACAGTTGTTCCATCGGGCTGAATTTGCTCTAGTGTGAATGTCATGTTTAAAGCACTGTAATTACCAGTTTCTTTATCTACCCAAGTAAAGAACGTTGCCATTGTTGTGTCTAACAATTCTCTATATGTATTTCGTATAATGGCAAATCGTGTTCGTCTTACATTTTGTTTATCGGGTTCTTGTTGATGAGCTATAATTAATAGTTCGATTACGCAAGCTACGCTCTTTCCGCTACCTATTGGTCCCATCAAACCTCTAACGAAGTTTCGACTATGATGGAACTCTAAGGCTGTTTTATTGGGTTTATACGTAATCTGCATGATAATAGTATATCACATTTTGAACTATTTGTACACTTTATTTTTTATATAAAGTCTAAAAGAAAGTCTAAAAGAAAGTCTAAAAGAAAGTCTAAAAGAAAGTCTAAAAGAAAGTCTAAAAGAAAGTCTAAAAGAAAGTCTAAAAGAAAGTTCTATTTTTCAGCCTCTCTCCTCGTTTGCTGGTTTTTATAAGGCATAGTCAACAGTGCCCCCTCCCCTACCTTATGATGTTGACGCCTACGAGCATAGACACACAACGTGCACCAAAGCTAGCATGTAAACGATAATGATTATCATTTACATTTTATTTTCCATATAAGTTATTGATTTAATTCATAAAGTATTGTTTCCTCGTTGTTAATAATATATTTCCTATTTAGGGGGTTTTCAACTAACAAAAACCTGATAGAATGTATTCAAGCTCGGAAACGAGCCCAAACATTTTAATCTTTGTATAGGAATATGTCAATGAACACAGAAATCAATGAAATCAATAATGCAAAATCATATGTCTCTAAGTCTAACGCTTTAAGACCCAATAGTTCTACCAATGCTTTTGCGAAATTAGCCGAACAATCCAAGGCGATAGCATCGACCAAACCAGAATCAGCGAAAAAGGGGGATAGAGGCCACAAAATAAGTGCCGCCCAAACAGGTGTGTCAAAAAAGCCCGTATCGGTCAAAGTTGGTGATAAGTCTTACCACACATTATGTGATGCTTTAAGGGCACATGGTTTTAATGTCCAAGGCGACTGGATTAAAGCCAGGAAGTTGTTAAAGACTGGTCCGGCCGCTATGCACTTATTGGATGGCACAATAGTTACATTCGAGATAACCATTTAATTAACTTTGAGCCAAGGATGGCTCTCACATTTGGAGATAGATATGCTTAAACAATTAGCAATCGGCTTAGCTTTTACGTTCATTGCTGAAGTTATGGCAATGGCATTCTTTGATATCACACCACATGAAATGTGTGAGACTTATGCGAACTACTTCCGACAAGATGGCCCTTAGCTATACAAATGGAGAGGCGGTTAGTCCGCCTCTTTTTTGCTTACACTATCAATAGCCGGAAACTCTAGTATCAGCTTCGAATGAGATTGCTTTTTCTCTTGTACTTCTAGACTACGTAAGTCTGGTAAGCATTTCTTTAACAATGTAGTCACTACCCCTGCTCTGAACTTGAGTCTTTCCAAGTCTTCAAGCCTACAGGTTTTGCTCTCCTCGCAGAGGTGAGTCAGTTCTTCTATCATTGCCCTAGGGTCTAGCTCACTTCGGACCTTCTCGGCCCTTAAATCGTTGCTATCTTTCCTATCTTTGATTAAGATTTTTCTTAAATGATTTATGCTTACAACATCATTACTGTCCATTTTCTTACCCATTTTTTATAAAAAATTTCTTCGAGTAACCAGTGGTTACTCAATAGTTTGCTAAGGCCTTGATTTTATTAATAAAAACGAGGTAACCAGATTTTAAAAAAAATTAAAATTAAATATATAAATTTTTACTTCTTTCATTTTTATTAAATTTAATAATAATAAATCCTGGTTACTTGGTTACTTGGTATCATCAATTACAAATTCATGTTTAAAATTAATCACTTAGGCACACTATACAGTAACCACAGTAACCAGCCTCAAAAAAGGTGGTTACTATCAAAATTTACCACTGTTTGTGACAAATTTGTCTATACGATCGCATTCGAGCCATACTTCAGCACTACCAACTTTATGTATATTGTAGTCAAAAACACCACCCACCCTGTATAGCCAATGCCTCGACTTACAATTAACTTCGCCATTAATCTTCTTCATAATCTTAAAAGAACCATTGTACGAATCCCAACCATTCTGTTTAAGCCATGTCATCACTTTAGAAGCAGGGCACATAACGTCCTTCATTCTTAGCATACTCCAAGCATGGTCCGGGAATATCAAATCATGTGCAAACAAGCCCACTTTATTCTCATTCATATCACTTAAGATACTCTCCATATCATTCCTTGTGGAGTCATGCATATTATAAAAATGTACAGTCCGTTCTGGCAACTGATGAGGATTAAAATCACTAATATCAACATCATATAACAAATAGTGCATAAGCGCGCAACTACCGCCGCTCATAAACCATGTATAATAGCGCGACTGAAGGCTTTCACTCATAACTTTACTAGAGTTCAAAACGTAAAACCTTCGTTCATTCATATCTAATGCTAGCGCTCCATAGTCGTTCGTTATAATAACAACTGACCAAAGATTCTCTACGTAGACTTTAGTCATACCCTTAGGATTGAGCATCATCAAAGACGTATTTTCACTGGCACAAAACCGTTTCATCTTCTCTATTGAATCACCTCGTAGTCCTCTAACTTCAGACACATGTAGCAACTTGGTACCAATAAGTCCGTCGTCATAAGACCCTTTGATGTCTTCATTACCAATAGGTTTGGATGCTGAACCGAATATAGCAGACAACGGTTTAAACAATGAGTCCTTGCCTGCACCAGACACGCCTAATAACACTATTTGCCATTGGCATTTCTTATCTGGATGCCTCACCATGTACGATAACCACATAAGCAGTTGGCGGCGATATTCATCCTCTGGCACCAAATGTGTCAACAGTTCTAACCATACACTAACATCTCCAGCCACAGGTGCACAGCCCCAACCTTTCCATGTGTTGACAAACTCGCATCCGTCTATTTTGTAAAACTTATGCGAATTGTCGTCCTCCATTCCCCAAGGTATCGGCCGCCAGCCTAACGACGTCACCGTTTGTAAGCTAGGTGAATCGCATAAGAACTTATTCAATTTAGGCAGTTCGCCTTTGGTGCCTTTAAACATATGTTGATGCTCTTTATTGATAGCATCATCCACAACACATACTTTATGCATAAAATCCCACCAACGATTGCAGTCACGTATCAACACATACCGTAGTAATATGGAATCTATAGCATCCTGCGCGACTCTGGACGCCTTCTTGAATTGCTCATGGACCATACTTAGATATTCTTGTTCGTCCAAAGGAGGAACAAAGCATTCATCATTATATTGCCTACAAGCAACAATGGTATGTTCTCTTGTATAGCCCTTCCATACGCAGCTACCAATGAACGCAAACATTTCATTGTTTCGGCCGCCCGAAGGCACTACCTTCTTCTTTTCGTATTTAGTGCCTGTCAGTGTTCCACCCTTGCTATGGGCAGTATGGTACGCCACTACGTCATTAACCAACTGTTGGTCGCTAACAATGTGCAAAGGACAGCTTGTGCTCACATTGCCTGTCATAGCAATGAACCGTCCCTTACTGTATATCTCAACCCCTGTCCCTGCATTGACTTTAGTCCCTACAGAAACGTCTTTAACTACAATGTGGTAACCTTTGCCAGACTGGCTAACTTCACACCATGTGTTGCCTTTAATAAATAGTAATCGTTCGTCATCTGTCTCTGTGACTTTGTCGATATCAATAACTGTAAACGGGTCGTCGTCACTAAAAACGAATCCGACACCATGTATAACAGAAGAATGCGCATTGTAACGCTTAAGAGCTTCGTCGAACGTTAATAAATAATTCTTATCTCTCCAAAGTGCCCTACCGACCAAATGCCCTCTATCGATCTTCTTGACGTACACAGGAAGTTTTCCTGCAATAGGTGGTACACCTTGTGCCTTTTGTTCTTCTGTTTGAGACGTCTCTAAATGGGCCCATACAACCCATTGCGCTCTATCCTTAAGCTCTTGTGGTATACCGTCAGGGTTAAACCTGAAGTTACGTTCTAGTATTCTCCCTATACCTCCGCCAATAACATATTCATTTCCTGTCCCTGCACTGGAACCTTCACGTTTAAACGATGTCATTGGCCACTCTCTCTTAAGACAACGTCATTGTAGTCGCACATAGCTGCTTGACGACCAAACTTAAAACCAATGTTATAACAATCTTGATAGTACTCAGATAGCACAGACTGTTCATACCTTGAAAAAGAGTATCCCCAAATAGTGTCTGGGTCACCACAACCACATTCATAGCCATCCTCAAACCCTTCCAAAAAAGAGTTATGAGACAGTTCGTCTTCATTCATAATATCCTCATCATAAGTAATTGAAATTTCTCCATAGAGCAAGTCCTACACACAACATGTAGGACCAACCCACTTATGGAGGTATGACTTACTACCCGTCGATAGCAAGTGTCAGATATGCAAATGCTGTATAGCATGCGCATACAAGTATGACCATCATATTATACTCTTTAATAATACAGATGTAAACTATTAAAAATAATAGTCTATTCCTTAGATCACGTACACGTGTGCTCGTATAAAATAATAATTTACAACTATCAATATCCTGATATAATTAACACTGTAGGATAAATCATCCTATAATTGATGTGGTATCGCATTAACTACCTATATAACCTTAACTTAACATAAAGAGGAAAATTAAGATGACTAAATCATCAAAGTTCAAAGAAAACGAAGCATCAGCTGAAATCGAAAACGACGTAACTGAGGCTCCTGAAAAGACGCAGTCTGAAGCTGGCAAGAAAATCAGTGAAGCACAACGTGGCGTGTCCAAGTCAAGAGTCCAAGTGACTGCCAATGGCGTCGCCTATTCAACATTATGTGCAGCGTTGGTCGCACATAATTTGGATAAAGTTAAAGACTGGCCTGCTGCTCGTAACGCTCTTAAAAAGGACGGCACATATACGCGTATGGCTCCTTCCGAAGCAGTCACTGAAGAAAACCCAACTCCAGCTGAAATCGAAGTTGTTTTTGCTTTGACCAATCAGGACGATGCTGCTAACGATGCTGCCCCGGCTGAAGAAGCTGCATAAAGCATGCCGTCTTTAAGAGAGTTATCTGATCAGCTGGTTATAGCCTTAGCTCATCAAAAAGCTTTGGACAAACAAGCAGCTGATCAAAAAGAAGTAGTAGATAACCTAAAAGATGCGATCATATGTGAAATGAAAGAGTTAGACCTCACCTCAATGACATTGCCTGCTGCTAGGATTAACCTCCTTAAGCAAACAAAGCCTAATGTGGTTGAGTGGGATAAACTATACTCTTTCATACATCAACATACTGCATTTGACCTTCTCCATAAACGACTATCATCCACAGCATGGTCTGATAGGCTCGAAAATGGAGAGGACATCCCAGGTATTACTACATTTGAAACAACCATTATTCGAGTAACGAAATCATGACAAAAGAAAGCGAGTCAACAGAAGTACAAGTACAAACTCCAAAGTCAACCGAAGTAATGTTAACGTCAGAAATGACTGAACTGTTACAACAAGCAGCATCAACTGCATCATCCATTGAGAAAGCCTCTACGCCTTTTATCAGTATCAAAGGTAAGAAGTTCACATTGGATGACGCCAAGCTAGGTACGTCTATGGACTGTGTTGTACTGGCTACAGCATATGACAACTCGTACTATGACCGGCCTTATGACCCAGATACTATTGTGCCTCCGGCGTGTTTTTCACTATCAATAGATAGCGAAGACATGGCACCTCATCCAAGTTCGCCTAATCCGCAACATCCTACCTGTAAAGGCTGCCCTAACAATGAGTATGGTACTGCATTACAAGGTAAAGGAAAAGCATGTAAGAACGGTCGGCGACTATTACTAGCTGCCTATGACGGTGATGACAATTATGTAGGCACAGAGGAAATAGCTATTGTCCGTCTGCCGCCTACTTCGTTGAAAGCATGGGCTTCATACGCAAAAAGCATTCCTATTCGTAGGTCAAGGCCGGTATGGTCAGTGGCAACAAAGCTTGTAATGGACGAAGATGAGGATTGGCCAAAAATCAATCCTGTGTTCATTGAGGACATTTCAGATCAGCGTATACTGAAAGAAATTGTAGCATCAAAAGACTTCTTTGTCGAAACAGTTTTAACGCCGTATGACGTATCGGGCTACACCCCTTACGTAGAACCGGCTAATAGCGCATCGAAAAAATCCAAGATGTCGTAAGCATGAAATAGTGCTATACTGTTAAAATCGTGTTATAATAACAAATAGGGGATAATTTTATTCCCCTATTTACTTTGGATCAAAAGGATAACAATATGACTTATTGCTTAGATTTTGAAACTCACCCTATTGAACAAGGGTCTGATAAGTCTCCAGTCCCAGTAGGAGTAGCTATAAAGTTTAACGACCAGCCTGCAGACTATCTGGCTTGGGGGCATCCAGCCAAAAACAACTGCGATTTAGAAGTTGCCGTCGAAACACTAGAACTGATTGTAAACTCAACCGATGATATCATTGTTATGCACAATGCCAAGTTTGACTCCAGAATTTTGGAGGAATATTTTGGACTACATGTGCCATCATTCCGGCTTAATGACACAATGATTATGGCTTATTTGAATGACCCTAGGGACGAGTCACTTAAACTTAAAGACCTCGTCTTAAAATACTGTGGCATACCACCTGACGAACAAACTGATTTGAAGAACTGGATACTACGTAACGTACCGGTTGCCACCGAAAAGACATGGGGTGCATACATATGCAAAGCCCCAGGTGATTTAGTCGGCAAATACGCTTGTGCCGACGTCGATATGACATATGCTCTTTATAACTTCTACCTACCTGTTATCGAGGAATAAAATGAAACATCTAACTAAAGATGCGTATAAAAGAGAAATGGACCTCATTCCAGTCATTATCGATATGGAAAAGCAAGGTGTAAGGCTCGCGCCTCACATACATTCACAGCAGGAGTTTTGGCAAAACAAATTTGATAATGGAGAAAAGTATCTCTCTAAAGCAGTACCTGCAACACCTGGCACAAAAGCATGGTTCACTGCCGCTAGAAAGAAAGGCTTAATTGATGAGTCTAAGCTACAGTACACAGAAAAAGGTAATCCACGTTATGGTCGAGAGTTCTTAGCTGATTTGATTAAAGATGATGAGCTAAGGCACGTTCTTGAAATACGTTCAAAACTACAAAAAGCTTTAGGCACATACATTAACCCTATGGCTGCCTCTGCCAAAATGTATAATGGCAGATATTACCCTTATTTTCAACAGACCAGAGGGGACAATGACTACGGTACTCGTACAGGTCGTATGTCATCCAACTTCCAGCAACTACCTCGTAACCCACCTGATGACGACACTCCTAACTTACGTTCATTAGTCTATCCTGAAGCAGGACATATACTAATTAAACGAGATTTCAATGGGCAGGAGCTACGTGTAACTGCTCACTATGCTGAAGGTAGCATACTAGAAGCATACATACAAAATCCATTGTTGGACGTGCATACATGGGTTCAAGAAATGATAAAGGATACTACAGGTCAACAGTTGAACCGTGTAGTCACTAAGACTATCTCATTCTTAAAACTGTATGGGGGTGGGCCAGGCAAGCTTGCACTAATGTTAGGCATATCTGACAACCAGGCCAGAATATTCTTCCAAGCTTATGACGAGGCTTTACCAGAGTTTAAAGACCTCATGAAAGTTGTGGAAAAGATGGCTAGAAGTGGGCAACGTATTCGTACATGGGGTGGCCGCCTTTATGATGTAGAACCTGCACAAATGGTTAATGGTCGTAGACGTGAGTTTTACTACAAACTAGGTAACGTACTTATACAAGGTAGCAGTGCCGATATGACTAAGGAGGCAATGAACAGATACTACTATCATCCTGATCGTAAAGGCCGTATTGTACTGGTGGTACATGATGAAATAGTAGTATCAGCCCCTGAGGATTGCTATGAACAGGAAATGGCATTGCTAAAATGGGCAATGAATGACATTCCTGGGTGGGACGTGCCATTAGCGTCTATGGGTAAAATCGGAGAAAACTTCGGAGATATGAATGACTACATTGACTAAACGTTGTTGCACATGTTTAAAATATTTAGAAGTAAGTTGTTTTGGTAAAAAGAAGTCTACTTTAGATGGCTTCTATCCGGTCTGTAAAAATTGTAGAGCTAAATGGGCTAATCTCAATAAAGACAAAATTACAGCTTATAAGCTTAGCAGGAAAAATTTAGTTAAGCAGCAGTATGAAAGCTCAAAAAAGTGTTTTATTTACGCTATTACAGGGCCCAAAAATAAAGCTTATATTGGCCAAACATCAGTTGGTTTGCCTAGAGTTCTCGGGAACTTTAAAAGCTTAAATAAAAGCTCTCATCATAATCCATTATTACAGAAAGATTTCGATGACTTTAAAGAACTATTTGAATACAAAATTTTAGAATTTTGTGATAAAGATTTATTAGATGAAAAAGAAGCTTATTGGATACTGAGTCATGAAGGTTTAGTGTACAACATACAATTGCCTGGAAACACAAAAGACAACTCTCATTATTCAAATAGAAAATATATTCCTTACAGTAAATCAGTTTGTTCTGAAGGCAAAATAGGGCCCAACTTTGGGGATATGAAAACATATGAAAACATATGAAGACTAGAACTCAATGTGAACATATTGCATATAATGCTACGCACTATCCAGGCACTAGACAGCTTTGCATTTTATGCGATTGCCCTACAGAAAGATGTGAAGATGATAGTATCTATTCTGATGAAATAGGCGGCCCATTATGTGAAGAATGCTATGAAAATTATTCAAACCACAGAGCAGAAGAATACGATGATTAAGAAGCCAAGCTGGTCTCTATCCACACTAAATCTCTACCAACAATGCGCGTTTAAGTACAAATGCGTAAAGATAGACAAAATTGAAGAACCTCCGTCATACTTTCTAACAAAAGGTATTGCTGCACACAGTATGGCGGAGGAATATCTCAAAGGTAATATAGACGGAGTACCTACCGTACTTAGAAAGTTCTCTAAAGAGTTCATGAATCTTAAAAAGAATGGCGCCATTCCTGAGGAGGCACTCACATTTAATGATAAGTGGGAATTCATTCCAGACGGGTGGTTCCATGAGGACGCATGGCTTCGTATGAAGCTAGATGCTAGAATAGACAACTATGTGATTGATTTCAAAACAGGTAAACACTATGAAGAACACGTGAATCAAGCACGGCTATATGCTAACGCTCATATGCTACGAACAGATGACAAAGAAACCCACATAGAATTTTGGTATTTAGCTTCAGGCGAAGTGCATGAATACACGTTTACTAGAGATACTCTAGAAGAAGATATTGCACTATGGAATGAAAAGGCGGCCAAGATTCATAATGATACAGAATTTAAGCCGACCAAGAATCAATACTGTAAGTATTGCTTCGTCCAAAACATTTGCCCTTTATATAGGAGATGAAAATGAGTAATTTAGATAAATTAGTAAAGAATTTTAAACAATCAAATTTTAAGCCTACTGATAGTACTATTGCATCAAGCATAAACCATCCTTTGAATGCTTTAGAACATCTTGGTAATTTCATTAAGAATAATATGAATAGTGCAATGTATTCTGATAATCCATACACACAAGTGTCGAGTGCTCTAAACATTGCAGGTCTAGCACAGACAGGGGCAATGCCTTTTGCTCCTTCAGGATCTGGGATTGTTGGAAGTATTTTGAGTCCTTTATCTAAAGATTATTCAGAAAAACTAGCTAATACAGCAAAAACCATGTTAGAAAAAGGTTCCAATATATCTGAAATCTGGAAAGCAACAAAAATGTACCCATGGGAAACAGCAAAAGGGCAAAAAATAATGTTAAGTGAAATTCCAGATATAAATGCTAAATTGTTAAAACCTATGTCAACAAAAGGCTCACTTAAAGAGTTTTTATCGCATCAACAACTATACGATAATTACCCTTATCTTGAATCTGTAGAAATTAAACCTCAAAACACAAAAGGTTCTTATTTATCTATGTCTATGTCTACAGGAAATGATGTTGTTAATATTGGGACAAATCATCAAAATTCATTAAAAACATTGTTGCATGAACTAACTCATTCAATACAAGAGCATAATGGGACTACGCACGAATTTGGATTAGAAAGATTATCTGATGAATTAGATAATCCAAATAATTTAGATGTAATTCGAAATATTATCGGTATTAACAATAAACGATTAAATAGTTTTCAAAATAACCCGTACAAAGAAGTATATCAATCTGCGGCACATGAGGCACAAGCTAGAATGGTAGAAAATAGATTAAGTAAATCTAATAAGTTTTTAGACAATACTTCTCCTATTGACACTCTAATTAAAATGGGATACGATCCTCAATCATTGTTATATGACAGCACACTAAACAAATTAAAATAGCATTTGCGCGTAGTACATAAAATAACAACTAAATGTTAGAGAAAACATTTGTCCTTTATTTGGCGGCAAATAATGTTAGAGAAAACAGTTGAACGATACCTGAAGCAACAAGTTGAAAAGTTAGGCGGCAAATGTTATAAATGGGTATCTCCTGGCAACAAAGGCGTACCCGATAGAATAGCATTTGTGTGCCAACAAATTTGGACAATAGAGACTAAGTCCCCAACTGGCAGGTTATCGCCTATGCAAGAACATGTGGGAAAAGAAATGAGAAAACATACTTTGAACTATATTGTAATATCAACGAAAGAAGAAGTAGACCAATGGCTAAAAATAGTTACAGGACGATGACTCCTAATTCAATCTTAAAGATATGGCTTTATAAAAAGAACTATATTAAACCTAAGAAAGAACATACTTTTTATTCGGCTGGTGATATCGCGCCGATAAGCAAAAAACTATGTAAGCTCCCAATTAACAACGATTTCTTTTGGCCTGATTATTTATAAAATTAATATTATCCAGGTCACAATCGTGTGATCTAGGACAATCTGAGGCACCGTGATGACACGAAAATTTATAATTAATATATTACCTGGGGTATATAAAAATCTTGCCACGTCAGCCCTTCTTTAAATGAAAATATAAGTTTATTACTTAAAATTATGATAATAAAATATACATAAATTAACAGGATACGCTATGGCTCAACAACTCATAATGAAACAATATGGCATAGATGCAGTAAGATGGCTATGCAGTCACGAAAACGCGGGTTTATTCCTAGACCCGGGTTTAGGCAAAACTGCTATCACATTGTTAGCATATAAACTATTGAAAAGCCAAGGCGTTGTTGATAAATTGTTCGTAATCGCGCCTTTAAGAGTCGCATCAATTGTGTGGCCAAGTGAGGTTCTAAAATGGGAACCTTTTCAAGACTTAAAAATATGTGTTCTACATGGATCAGATAAAAACAAGACCGTTAAAAAGAACGTGGACATATATGTTATCAATCCAGATGGACTACCATGGCTATCAAAAGATATTTCTTTGTTTAAAAAGAATAAATGGATGTTAGTCTGTGACGAATCCACATTATTTAAGAATCATACAAGCCAGAGATTCAAGATACTAAAGCGTTTATTGCCTTTATTTGTGCGCAGAGTTATCCTAACCGGAACGCCTGCGCCTAACGGGCTTATACAACTATGGCCACAAGTCTTCATATTAGATCAAGGCAAACGTTTAAGTAAATACATTACACAATTTAGAAACACATATTTTAGGCCGGCTGGATACATGGGTTATGCATACGAACTTATAGAAGGTTCTGAAC